AGAGGACCTTGGAAAGAATCACTTGAAAGCTCCTAGAAACTAATCTTCAACTCAAGTTTTGAACATAAATTTAAAATTTGATGGTTTTTGGACACTCCACCTCAATAAATAATCTCTACTCCTCAGTTTACTAAGATCATACTCAGCAAGCAAACGCTGGAAAAAATTAAATTTGGATTGGTCATAAACATAAAGACGTTGATAATTGTCAAGTATCTCAGGAATAACTTCATCACTAGAATAAAGCAATCGAGATACATGTTTAGACCAATACAAAGGAACATTCTTCAACAAATCAAAGCCGGCAAAATGATAGTTCCAATCTACATCTTTGAGTAAACAATAATGACTAGTATACTCAAGATACTCAGAACAAGGATCAGAAACGATAACATCATCACCAATAATCCAACAAACGTGGTTATGACCACACTTATTACATGCCAAAAGATGAATAAAATATTGGCAATGACTATTTGTAGATAATGTACGTACCAAACCAGATTTCATAATACCTTCCTTAGTTTGTCGAAAAACATGACCACTAGAAAACTGAAAAGAAGCAGTATAAAAAGACATACTAGTTAATTTATCGAGTAAATCATACCAGATGTCGGGAGCGATAACCAGTCTCTTACGAAGCTGGGTATCGAGTTCGACTAAATAATGAGTGAGTGTCCAATCCCAACACTTTTTGTCCATAGAACAAGGCTTATCAAATGTAGATCTACACATTTGAGCTCCGCCCCAAAAAGGATGCCAACCAAGTTTAGTAGGCAAACTCCATTGATTATCCTTTTCAAGTTCATCTAAAGGATCTAATAATAGATGTTCAAGAATTTGATAAAACAAAGGGGCAGAAAAGATAAGCCTCCAACGTCCTTCATCAACTTTACTAGGTTTATGTGGTTCATCTTTGATAAACATCCTAAAATTATACTCAACTGGATCCTCCAACCATTTAAGGAAAGAAGAAACAACAATTTGAGTTTTAGAATGATCAACATTGAGACCATTAAAACCTAGAAGTTCTGCATTAGTTTTGTAATGTCTACAAAATGGAAACCCAGGAGTGGAATCCATATTTAAAGAACACAAAACACGAAAGACGTTACGTTCAGACAAAAAATCGTCAGGAATCAAAACTCGAATCGAAGAAAAAGCATCTTCGGCTCTATCCAAAACCTCGAAGAATTCTTTATCAGTTGGTATTTGAGCCTGTTGTAAAAAATTCTCCCTAATCTCCGCATGAACTGCAAAACTTTTCAATTCCGCAATTCCATTTTCTCTCTGGGTACTGAATGACGGTGGGATATAGAGTTCAAAGGCTTCGAGTTTTGACAACTCAGGAAGTCGGTTCTCAATGTTCGAATTTCGCGCAACACTTCCTGTATTACGGTGTAGTGGTTGCACTCTTCCCAAGTATTCAAATCCCCGTTCTGAGATCCTTCTAAAAAAGAAGATTCATCATCATCTTCATTAAAAACGCACTCACCTCTACCATCAACCCTAACATCACCAAGATAAACTGGAATAGATTTATTACGAGCCAACTTTTTGAGACGACTAAATGAAGCATCATCAACAGTATAATAATGTTCACCAAGTTGGAACTCGTAATTTTGAGGATCAATACGAGAACGGCGAGCACGTATTTCTTTAGTTTGAGATAAATCTTCTTCATACCAATCATCCTGTACCATACGTCTTCTCTTTTTATTTTTGCCTTTGCCTTCAGGAATAACAAACGGGAACCTTGATAAATAAGAACGAACCCTCGGAAGAATAGATTCATAACTAGCATCACCAAACATCTTAGGATTCGTAGTAGCCAATACAGGACCATAGACTTTAAGTTTGTCTTTAAGTCTAGCAGGGATAACGAGCTGCTGGATAACCATTTGTATGTAACGAGCAGATACACACAAATTACCAGAATCGCCACCAAAAAGATGCATGGCAGCAACTGAATTATCACCGACCAAATAGGGAGCTCCAGAATACCCCTGCTTAGTTGTTCCACTATACCTATAAATCCCAAGTACATCTGTGGGTACGAGTATTCCGGCAGTGGTGGATTTGAAAGCTTCACATCCGGTAATACGAACCATCGAATCATCGGTGGGACTAACTTTAGCAGATCGAATTTGTAGAGTAGTAAAAATACTAGGAGGAATTTCCAAGATAAGAATTTCATCATGATTATATACAACCCTATAATCACATACTTCAACAGAATGATCAGCTGCTGAAACATATAGCCGACCATCAACACTGGATAAAGCATGTGATGCTGTAACAAGATAGTCTCCAAAGCGCCAAGCACAAGCATTACGTTCAAGACCATTCTCTGTTTTAGTCCAGAGAATGGCTTGGCAAGCTGGCCAGGTTGAATCAAATGGATCGGAACCGTACCGTAAACTTTCAGGTTGTTTTCCGAAGGAATGGTAAACAATGTTTCCGTTTTTTTTCCTTGAGAAAAAAGCAAAAAGAAAAATAAAAACACGATAAGTCCAATAACAATATTGATATATCGCTGGAGGATAAAGAAATATAATAAAAAAATTACTATAAATAAAATCTTT